CACTTCTCCACCAGCCGTCCCAAAACATATATGGGGCAAAGCAGGTTGCCTGCTCGTAATGATAGGAATTAAGCTCTGTGGCTATTCTATCCTCATTGCCCATTGACTGGGGAAATAAGTTTTTAGATACTTCAATCTCATGAAGAAGATCTTTATCTTCTATGAAGTTATCTATTACAATCATAGAAAAATTATACTACATTTTTATTGCGAAAGTTGTTCCAGCTGTAGTGTAATCGTGGTAAATTCTTGAGTTTTCAAATTCCTTAAGTGCTGCATGCATTTCGTAAAATGGAGTATATTCCATTTCTGCTTCATAAAGTGAATTATTATTATTGATGTGGCCAATGACTAATATCCCACCTGTATTCAACATATTAAAATAGCTCTTAACTAACTCTGGCTGGTGGAAAACATCATAGGAATGTATTGCTATGAAGTCAAATGGTCCGCCATCGCCGTCTTCTGCGTCTTGTCTAGATAGAGTATCGTAACTCCAGGTTGTCGAATCACCCTTGCAAAACTGCTCAAATAGATCTAGCTGATATGAGTTTATTAAAGTGAGGTCTGACTTTTCGTTCATCAACTTAGCTAGGCCAGTGTTCCATGCCGGGTATGAGAGCAAAGATTTTGCTGGCTTAGAGAATACAAAAGCTTGTTCACAAGCTGCGCCACCATAAGTAGAGCCAAAGTTTTGATTCCACTCGCTGGTTTCTCTAGCAAAGATATCGAAATACCACATTACCATGTCAAATCCTACAGCAATTTTTCGCTTGTCTATATTCAGACCATCTAGGTAAGATTTAATTGCAGCAGTTCTGTCAATCATATCCTGGGAGGTTTCTACACTCTCATATTTTACTAATTTTGCTACTCTAGAAAAGTAAATATTTGCGTTATCCACGACTCATCGCTCCTAATGCTAATTGACGTAAGTACCAAAATCTTCTTATATTTGCGACAATAGATATTCTTTGATTTCTTAGAAATGCTACAGCTGGCTCATCCTTATACAGATACTGGTCATTTGAGTCTGCGTATCTATCCTTTATGTAAGATCTGTGCTGGACTGTGTCACTGGTGATCAGTGAAAACAATCTTGCCTTTTCTATCAGGGCATCAATAGTCATGGTGTCAAGATTATCTGGGTTTAAACCAATCATATAGATATAATATGTCAATTTACTCTCTACATATTTTAGATCTAATTCTGCGTTATAGCTCATGCAACGTCCTCTTCATTGGTATAAATGCCTTTAAATGTCACATCATTTATGAACTTGTCTAAAGATATCCCACCGCACTGTGGCTTAGTGCCATCTGGATATTCATACATCCCAGTTACAGAAGAGAAAACAGGCACACTGTCATCGAGGGTATCTGAATCTATTGAATGTGCTAGTATTTTTCTCATGATCTCTTAACGAAGTGATTTTAGCGCTTGTATTTGATTGAGTAGTGATTCAAAAGTTAATTGAGTTGGTTCTCCCAATGGGGGAATAATAGAAGAAATTTCTATTAATTCATCCAGAGAATCTACGTTCATAGCTTCTTCTGGATCCATAATGCACATGAGACTAAGGGTATAAATTGACTTTTCTAAGTCAGTTATAACCTTTGCTTTAATTGCATTTTTTTCTGATGTGCTCAGAGCCATTTTTTACTCCTATTATGAAAGGTCTGCTATTTTAGCGTTTATTGCATTGAGACGCGTAATTAAGCTATCTACATGCTTCTTGTAACGGTAGTCTGGATCTGTTTCTTCTGTGGAAGTAGATTCATCGAATTCAAAACTACTTAAGTTGTAAGTTTCTGCATTAATGCCTAACTTAACAAGATTCTTGTAAAGGTCTCTTTCAAATTCAAGCTTAGCTGCGTTCAAAGCTATTAGCTTGTCTTCGTTTGATACTGATGAGAATGCCATTTTTCCTCGCTTTATTGAAATATGATACGGATATAGTAACTATTCTGGGGGATTATTTAACTTTAATAACCCAGAATTTGCAGGGCCTATTCTTTCACCCTTTTCGTCTAAACCAGTTTTGATACCCTTCATCCAGGTCCAAGGTTCATCTCTATTCTTTGCCATTTTTGCATTACCGTAAGATGCTCGAGCATTCATAAGATCTGGCTTATCCCAAAGGTTGTCTACTTCAAATTGTACTGACTCAAGCAAATCGCTTTTAAAAATATTAAAAAACATAAAAGGTGTGCCTTCAGCAAACGTCACTGGTTCACCTATTTTATTAATCACCCAATTCATTTGAAATTCATCTGGCCACCAACTACTAGGTATAATTGCGGATAGTGGAGATGCCCCATCAACCATATAGTTTGGAGAGCCGCTGATCCAAGTGTCATAGCCTTCTTCGGTACCAAATGCCCAGCCAACAGAAAAAGAAACCATACCTATGATTCCACCATACGCAAATGTTCTACCCATATGTTCTTCGCCACTAAGGATTTTAACATTAGTATTTCCACCGTCCCATTGGACAACCACGTCATGAGGGAGTAATACTTCCCACCCATGCACATTGGCAGTGGTCATGGGCAAGCATTGGTAGGCGTGTTTTTTGTAGGTATTATCCATCCAATCTCTTTTTAGTCTAGACTGGACAATCTTTGGTGGATGTTGATGCGTTTTTGTCAACGTAACTTTTGTCATTTTTTAGACTAATCCCTCTAACATTACTTCAATTGCTGCTTTAATATTAATAATAGCTTGACTAGAATTTGTTTTCCTATTCCCTGCGTCAAATGCTAAATCTAACAAGTCTGAGTTGCAGAATCTGTACATTTTCTTACCATCTCTAGAAATAATAAATTTCTCAAAGTTACCTTGGACTGGACCACCTTTTGCTGGAAATCCTCCATACTGAAGAGCATCATAGAGCTTGTGTGGTACTGAGCCAGATTCTTCTTCTTTTTTAATGGTGACCATTTCAGTATATGGGAGATCTGTCTTATAATGGTTCTGCATGTGGGCTCTCATGTTTTCTGCTGTTGCACTTGTTTCTGCAAATTCTCCGTAGGCAAACTCGCAGAAATCTGTACTTGGTATTGCCAACACCTCAAAACCCTGATCCCTATATTCGTGGTATAAAGACTCAATAATTGGATACTGAGCTGAGTTAGCACACTCTCCTGTTACGTTTGTGATCATCGTCACTTTGCCCTTATATTTTGACAATACGTTTTCTTCTCCATCAATAGAATTAATGGATATGTCATACAGAGATTCTTCAAATGTTTGAAGTGTCGGCAGTTCGTTTCTTTCTAGCATCATTACACTTCTGGCATTGGATAGGCTATCGGCTGATTTGTGCCTTTTGATATGCCCGCAGTTTGATCAGCCACAGGCCCGCCTGCAGTGTAGCCGATGGCATACTTGTGATTATTGTCGTTATAATCGAACATCGTAACTGCTGAGTATTTAGTGCCACTTGTTACCTTCAGTGAGGCGTGTGCATAGATGAACGTTGATGGGAATAGAATAATATCTCCAGCCTGTGGCTTGAAATTAATATTCAAATAAGGAAACCACAATTCACCACCCTCATAGTCATCGTTCAGGTATATGACAGAAGACACTGTGCAGCTATATGAAAAGCCATGATCTGCGTGAACGGCAAAGTGCTGGCCTGGTTTATATCTAACAAAGTTAATAGCCTCCATGTAATCCATCTTGAAATTATAAAGAGACTCGTAGTGAGTCAGGCACTTTTTGAGATGTGTTTCAACATCTTCGTAGCACTTTTTGACTTCTTCAAATTCTGGAGTGAGCATTGGCCAGTGTGATGGACTCATCTTTAGGTCTACACAATCTCTGTATTCTGGCATTTTTTCGTTATATCCGACCATGGCTTCTGACCACTTAAATAGGTCATGGGTGCTATTGCCGATAGTTGCTTCAAGTCTTTCTGGAATATTGAGCTCTCTTGGGATAGCATTTCTGTATAAAAAGATTCCAAACTTTCTGTTATCTTCTGGATTTGTGCAGGCTCCTACGTGAAAAAATTCCATTTTCTTTCCTTTTATAGATCGATTGTTTTGTTAGTGATATACTATATCACAAAACAATGCTGAGGAGTGCGCATGGATTTCCAATCAAATGATAAGTCCCTAGTAGAGCCTGGTTACTTTGGTTCCTCTAAAGATAATATCATTATTGTAGAAAATTTTGTAGAATTAGGTGATTTAAAAATCATACAAGACTTTTTGCCGAACATCAATGAATGGATGGACGCCGGAGAAAATACATACGCAGAGGATGGGACATGCACATACGATGCCTCCTACTGGTCAAATAGACAGTGTAGTTTTGATATATTGTCTAGAATTAACTTAGATGTCTATAATCTTATAGACAAATATATTTTAAAAATGAAGTATCTTTTAGAAGATGTATTTAGAGTAAAAGTATCCGTTAGACCGCCAGTTATCATTAGATGGTTTCCAGGACTCGAGCAGCAACCACATGCTGACAAGCAATTGAACGATGGTTCGCCAAATCCTTTCCCTACCTATGATCTAAATTCACTTATTTATTATAATGATGATTTTGAAGGTGGAGAATTATATTACCCTCAGCATGATTTAGTAGTTAAGCCTAAGCCTGGATTAGCTGTAGCCCATCCTGGAGATGTCAACTACCTTCATGGAGTTAAGAAGGTTACCAGTGGCGAAAGATTTACTACGCCATCTTTTTATACTATAACAGATTTGTTAAAGTAAAGCTTTGCCAGGTTTTTCCTGGAACAAATGTCTCAATTGTTTTGCATCGGCTATGAACAATGGTGTTGTTGCAATCAAGTAAAGTATGCCCCAAATACTATATTGCCAATTGAATACCAAATATACTAAATAGCCGACCATGGTAAACAGGTAATCATATTTAGCTATTCCAAGTAGCCAATCAACATTGTAATATGGCTTAAGAGCAAAGTATAGGTTTACAGGGAAAGTGGCAGTAACTATAAATAAGAAGAATAAAGCTAGCTGACCTATATTGCTAACATTAAAGTCTACGCACATTGCAACAAGGACTAAAAATATTATTGAATAATGGTGCTGTATCACTGATTTAGTCAGATACTTTTTGACTTTTACAAGGCACATGAAGTCTACTGCCATGTAGGCCATGGCTATCGATCTTATGGCAAGATTAGGATAATAACCATTTATTATATCTGTTGCATAATAATATAATAAAATAATGAACGTGAAGAAACAGCTCATTGACTTAATTAAGTTTGAGCAGCTAAATGGTTCCTTTGGATGTATTTGGCCATTTACTCTAAATATGGACAGGAATCTATTGTTGCTGTATAGCCAATTTAGAAAGACACACGTTATCCCCCAGACAGCCAATGGGATAGCATTGGCTGCCGTTAGCGGACTTTCAAACATTACTCCTACTTAAATCTAGGTGGGACAAATGGTGGGAAGAACGGTGGGAAAAATGGTGGGAAGAATGGTGGGAACCATGGTGGGAAATACGGTGGGAAAAATGGTGGGAACCATGGCGGGAAATATGGTGGGAAATAAGGTGGGAAGTATGGTGGGAAATACGGCGGAAAGAATGGTGCGTATCTCTCGTAGTTTATAGATGTACCTAAAGAAGTTACAGTTGTATCAGTAAGTGCAGTTTTAACAGTATTTAAAAGTCCAGAGTTATCTGTGGCTGTATCGGTTACAGAACCAACAACGAAACCAGCACTCGTGATGGCTGTATTGGCTGTTGAGTCAGCTGTTCCGAGCTGCTACTGTTGGCTTTGCTCTTTTTCTCTTAGAACCTTTTCCTGGTTCCGGAATATTATGTAACGTCATGTTATGCTGCCAAGTCTCCTAGGGCCACCCATGTGTCAGTGGCACGTTTAATAAGTGTAGCAGATGACCACTGAGTGCGCAACTTGAGGCCTGGTGTAGCGTTGATCGTTACGCCGCCAGTTGCTGTTATAGTTGTTTGTCCAGCTCCTGTTTGAAGAATGGTTATTGTAGTCCCAATAGGGAATGCCATAGATGAGTTTAATGGAACTGTTAAAGTATTAGCTGATCCAACATTCATTTCTATTAACTTAGCTCTGTCTGCCAAAACCAAACTGTAGTTAGCTGTCTGAGCATTGGTTATAGTGTCGGTAACTATTCTCTGATAGTTGGTTCCGTCATTAGTGAATTCCCAACAGTCATCTGTTTCGTTCCAACGAAGAAGTACGTTTGTTGAGGTACCGCGTTCAACTTCAATACCTGCGTTTTCTGATGGGGTTCCTGACTCATTATTATTTAATATAATAATATTATCATTAATTGTTAAAGTCTCTGTGTTAACAGTTGTTGTCGTACCAGAAACTGTAAGGTTACCAGAAACAGTTAAGTTTCCAGCTACAGTTGGATCAGATGTGTTGACCCAAGCTGAACCGTTATAGGAAAGAACTTGGTTTGGTGCTGCTGAAGATATGGTAACATCTGAAAGATCTGTCAGAGCATTTATTTCAGCTGTTGTTGCATTTACCCAAGCTGAACCATTGTATTTTAGGAATTGACCATTAGTTGCTTCCGAAATTGTCACATCTGAAAGATTTGTTATACCTAATGATT